GATAATGAAGCTCTTGGTGTATATATACCAGAAGAGGATGAAGATAGTTTTACTTATAACCTATCAAAATTTGGTGTGCAGTATGGTGTTCCATATACAGCAGCTTTTAAATTATTAGGTTCAATAGGACTGTCAAATTTTGTTTGGAGAGATGTATTGGCAGGTGGTACTACTGCATCAGTTTTTTTTGATACGTTTGATAAAAACCTTTCTAACTATATACAAGACACACCTTTAGCTAATCCAGTTACCAAACTACTATCAGCACAATCAGAAGAAGAATCTAACGTAGCAAAAGAAACTATTAAAAAATTTATTGAAGGTGGTGTAACTGCAAAAATAGTAAATAAAACTTTTGATGCAGCACTTAATCCTAAAAAAGTTGCAGATGCTTTTATCAATGTAGTTGAGTCTTTTAAAAAATCACCTCAAGCGGCAAAAAGATTAGTTTTTAATTTACAACAATCAAGATTTAATAAGTTTTCTAATATAAGAAAATACAACGGAATGGATGAAGTTCTTAGAGTCGGTGATGATGTAGTAGATGTAGCACCAGTAACAAAAGCAGATGACACTGTTTTAGTACCTAGAAAAAAAGTAAGAAGTACAAAAGGAAAACAAAAGTTTCAAACAACTGATACACCTGTAGGTTTTGAGGGTAGAAACTTCGATATTTTTAGTGATGACCCTAAAGAAGTTGCAAAGATAAAAGCTCTATACGAGCAAGAATTAAAACAATTTTATCCAAAATACAAAAATATAGTCACTGATGATATGTTGATTGAAGATGCAGATGATTATTTAGAACCAGAATTAATACAGGAACTTAAAAAGTTTTCAGATGAATATGGTTTAAAATTACCTGTGCTTATAGCTGGTACAGTCAGAAGAATTTCTGGTCTTGCTGAAAATTTAAGTGATGGTGGTAAATTACTTAAAACACTACCTACTGGATCAGAAGAAGCAAAGATTTTAAAAAGAAAACTTGCAATACAAACAATTAATTTTTATAGATTGATAGTTGGTGACAGTAGAGCAAGCACTGTTTTAGGTAGAGCATTAAGATCAAGACAAACAGCTAATTTACCAAATCCAGTTACAGGGCAAACACCAGGACAAGTAACAGCAAGTAATATACAAGCAAAAAAATTAGATGATTTAAAAGGTGGTGGATCTGAAACCATACGAGATGTAGCTGAAGATATAGATAATACTTTTAAAGGATTAGGTTTTACACAGGATGATGTACTTAAAGCTTTAGAAGAAGATAATTTTGAAGGGTTTGCTGACTTTGCAAGTAAGTTAGCTGCTGCTCATGGTGATCCGTTTGTTCTTCAAAAATTTGTAAAAGATAGTTTTGGAATGAAACTATTAAAAATAAGCAATGAACAATTTATAAACGGTATTCTTTCTAACCCTGCTACTCATGCTAGAAATACTATTGGCACTATGATTAATGTCATAAAAGGGCCAACAGATTTACTGACAGGTGCTATATCTCCAAGTAATTTAGATCCAATTCTATTTAGAAGAGCGATGGCAGAGTTTGCTATGTTTAAACAAGCTCAAAGTGATGCTTTAAGACTTGCAGGGCAAGCATTTAAAGAAGAAAGAAATATTTTAGATAAATCAAGAATGATCGTTGATTCTGGTAATGATCCTAGTCAGAGATTTGCTATATCTATGCAAGGAGGAACATACGATGGAGATGGGTTGCAGAAGATAACATCTGGCGAAGACATGGCTAAATATATTAAAAAAGGTCTTGTACCTGATTTAGTAAATACTTATGGAACTGTTATAAGAGGAAGTACAAGAGCTTTATTGGCTGAAGACGAATATAATAAACAACTAGCTTTTAGAATGTTTTTAAAGGGCGAATTAGTAGAAGATGGTTTAAGAAGAGGATTAGATGGTAAAGCTTTAGATGAATATGTTGATAAAAGTTTTGAACTTGGTACAAATTGGATTGCCAAAAAAGGAGAAGATTTAGATCTTGCCTTAAAAAATATTTCTGAGGCTACAGCTTTTATTGGTCCTGATGGTGAAGCAGTTGCAATAGGACAAGATTTATTTTTAAAAATTAGAGATTCGCTTGATTATGCTGCTGATCGTACCTTTACAACAAGAATTGATAATAAATTTGCTAACGCTTTTAAACATCCTGGATGGAAACCTTTATTGCCATTTATAAATTCACCTTTAAATATTACTCAAACATTATTAAGAAATACTCCATTAGCAACAAAACTCACAAACAACGCTTTGTTGAAAGGAATGTTAGATACTCATAGAAAACAACTGCAAAGTAGTAACCCCTCTGTTGCTGCAAGAGCAAGAGGTGTAACAAGAACAGGTGGTGGTATATGGGCTATAGCTATTGGTTTAAGTATTGCTGCTGGTGATAAGTTTTCAAAAGTCGCTTTAGTTGATGGTAATGATCCAAACTGGATGCAAGATAAATTAAGAAAATACAGTGGTGATATTGGATATGCTTTAAGATTTTTAATAACGAACCCACAAACAAAAGAACCAGAATTAGGTCCAGATGGCGAACCTAAATATTATTTTCTTGATGTTGGCAGAATTGGTATTGACCCAATAAGTTCTATATTTAGAGCCGCAGGGTGGTGGGGAACTTATAGTAAATACTTAAGTGATGATGATCAAAAAAATGCAGCTTTAGTTATGTCAACTGCTTTAGCTAGAGACATTTTAAATATACCAATGCTTGAATCAATACAAAAAGCTTTTGATATTATTGAAAACAAACCTGATGCTTTTCCAAACTTTATAGCTAACTATCTTAATTCGTCATTAATACCAGGTGTATCTTTAAGAAGAGCATTAAGAAAAAGAGAATATACATATATTGATCCTAGATCAGGTAAAAAATTAAAAGGATTTTTTAGACCTGATAAATCAATTCAAAAGGGAGATTATATAAAACAAGAAGTTAGAACAACCTTTGATAATGGTACTCCTATTCCAGAAGATCACCCTGCCTACGGAACTTTAAAAACACAAAAGGGAATACCATTTGAATTTTTTACTAAAAAAGTAGTATTAAAAATGTTTAAGGAGATAGAATCTAGCAATCCATTTAAAACAGATATACTACCCGAAGAACATTGGCTTACTGGTCAACTTTTGGAATACCCTAAAAATCTTGGTCCTAACAGTGGTATGAATACTCTTTATCATGGAGCGTCTATAAATGATCCTGTTATAAGTCTTATGTTAAGAAGCAGATCAAAAATAGGACCACCACCTGCACATCTGTTTAGAAACTCAGCAGAAGGAGGAATTCTTCTTGATTCGACACAATATAGAAATCTAAAAAAATTTATTCATTCAACTAGATTAGATAACAATGGTGTTGAAAGTAATAAAGGTAAAACTGTATATGAAAAGCTTTATCCAATAGCAACAAATAAAGAAGTGTTAAAGTTATTAGATTTTATTGATGATGGAGAAGTAGATGAAGAATTTAGTATTGACACAACAGCAGTTTTAACTGACCGAGCAAACACTTCTAGAGATTTAAGAGCAGTCTTAAATACATTTGCTGAATATTCAGTTGGATTTGGAAATGCATTCCATATTAAGAGTATG